TACAGCGACCCTTCGCTTTCATATATATTAATCGATTGTCTTTTGAGCGTACTTATCTCGAAAAATCGCTCGCCAATCCTAATATCAAGGTCCTCTATTCGAAATTTAAAGCCCCCGAAGCTGCTACCGGAAATCAAGGTGCAGCTACTGGAGCGCCTCAATAAAGAGGGACGAGCCCTTCCACTTGCTCCTGAGGTCGATCAAGAAGTTAATGACCTGATAGTGGATTTCTGTGTAGGGCTTAGAAAGGAGTATTTGAAGACCTCCAATATTAGATATGCGATCCTTTTAATGGGGTCGCTTGCATTAGCGTGTATACCGAAGGGTCACACACTTCATACTCAAGGTCTTCATTATAGAGTTAATTATGAAATATTCAAAGTTCTTAATGCTCAAAAATGTGAGAATATTAATGACTTTCTGAAGGTATTCTTTTTATCTTGTCGACGATCAGCCGTTACTCAGCACTTGTCTGAGGCTCATAAATATCGCGATATAATTAAGATGTTACCAAGGAAAGATCAATGGCAATATTCGGCAGGACATAAGGCCCTCTGCACATCATCTGATTTTGATATCAAGACAATAAAGGCAGAGTGGAAAAAGATTTTTGTTCCTGAGCAGAAAGAATTTAATAAGATGCAAAATTCGTCTAAGATAACGACGCAAGAAGTGTGGGTTCATCGTAATAAAGACCTACCCTTACCCTCAAATAAGAAATGGATTAAGAGAGGTGGATGTTTCGACGTCGCCTCCGGCCATGGTGGAGCCTTAGCTGGTCTTAGGAAGTTTTTTAGGCAATCTGATCTTAATGCCCTGATGTCTAAAGGATTAACTAAACAGATGCAGCAACTCCCCGCCTTATTTAGAGAGATTTCGTCGAACTGTGAAAAGCATCTTCGTCATAATTTTTCGAACCAATGCCCTATCGGAACAAGAAACGAAAAGGGAGATTATATAATGGAATGTGATTCAGAATGTTCCCACCCATTTCTATATGAGATGGTAGTGTTAAATTCACCTCAAGGAAAAGTACGAATGGCTACGATGTTTATGGTTGCCTTACTATACTTGCAATCTATTCTCCAAAAACTCGTAACAGCGGCTATGAAGAATCTTCTTGTAGCTCAAGAGGGGCTCCAGTCTAGACCTGATTTTGTGGGTCCTATAAGAGCATCTCTCGTGTACAAGACGGATAAGCCGTTCTTATTTCATTCTGGTGACTTAACAAATTGTACTAATAACTATTCATATTTTACCTCTAGAGCATTATGTAGGAACCTTCTGCGTTCATTCAAAGTTGATATGCGACACTACGATTGGCTTATTGATATGACCTTCGGCCCGTATCGCATTATACAAAACTCTTCTGACGCAGAAGAACTTAGACATCCAACAATCCCACATTACTTATCTCTACTCGAATACTCTGTCTATAATACCTGGTTCACGACAAGAATGGGTCAGCACCTATCATCTCCCCTCTCCTTCCCTAATATGGCTATGATGCACGCGCAAGCATATGCACAGCTGAATGCGAAGGACAGTGAGACTTATCACGTGAAGAAATTTAGTGAACAGTTCATGTCACAAACTTACACACGTCTTTGTAAGATGGAGAAGGGATCATTCTTCTATTTAGTTACAGGTATTACAGATAAAGGATTTCTGGCCAAATACAGAAAGGATGAGTTACTGCAGACGATGGGATATATCGCATGGTGTTTGAATGAATTAAAAGTCCAATGGAAACTCATCATGCCAGACTGGAGAAAAGACCCTTATGCAAGATGGGTCCGGACTATTCATTGGAATAACTTTCAGCTATTCCCGGAAGAAATTACCGGTTGTGAATACAAAGGGAATCTCTCCAGACGTTACATAATGAATATGGCACGATATTATCCGGTGAAGTGGAATTCTGAATGGGATTGTTTTTGGGCTGCTAAATCCAAATTTCCTACCCCAATCTTCCAAATTTTTAGCAATCTTGAACCTATTAAGTTTAATTATATGAGCACATTTGATCTTCGTGCCCTAAAAGATTTTAATAATGATGAGAGATATGAAAGTATGACACATAGAATACATCCCGACAAAAAGAATGTTATTGCTCTTCATAGAAAGAGCTACTTAATGACAGTTGGAGATGATCATTTACACTGGACAAAAGAGTCACACTATATTAATAGATATAAATCAATATTAAAAAATGAGTATAATCAGTCTTACAATGATAAAGCAGACTTCATAAGTCAAACTGGAGCAGTTATAGCGGAGCATTGTATACAAATTAATCAGAGTAAGAATAAAGTTACGGAGATCTGCTTTCTTAGACCCAAACAATTGCTCCAAGAGGAGCCGGATGAAGTTTCTTGGATAGACAAACTTCGAAGTATCCTCCCAACATTTAAATTACTCTATTATGGACGAAATACCAGAACTAGATCTGAAAAGTATAAGAAGGCGTTCCGAGCTCAAGAGATCTTCATACTAAATCATCAGAAAGTGTTTAATTATTACTGTAAAAAGACAGTTTCTCCATACCTCCCATACTATTTAGGGGGGCTAGATGTTAATGGATATCTCGAGTTAAACGAGATAACTCGAAAACATCTTAGGAATCTAAATTTTTTGGTAGTTTACTCTCAAGAGCTCCTATATTGGTATCAGAAA